ATGATTACAGGTGTGATTAAAAATAAAGTAGATAAAATCTGGACGGACATCTGGGCGGGCGGCATTACCAATCCTCTAACCGTCATCGAACAGCTGACCTATCTTATGTTTATCCGCTCTCTGGACGAAAAAGAGCTGGAAACGGAAGAATTTGAGCATATGACTGGCGAGAAGATGGAGAAGATTTTCCCCCAGTCTGCCGTTGGACAGTCCATGCGCTGGAGTAAATTCAAGAACAACGATCCCCGCGATATTTTCAATGTAATTTCCCAGCGGGTCTTCCCTGCCATCAAAAACATGAAACATGGCCGCCTGCCGGACTTCACCGAGCAGGGGGAACTGGTGGAAATCGCCGACGATTCCAGCAGTGATGTGCAGAATGAGACGGCCTTTGCCCGGTACATGAGCGATGCGATGTTCCTGATTCCTACGCCGCAGGTGTTGCAAAAAATCATCACAGGGTTGGATGACCTGTATGAGCATGACATTGCCGATTTGGATATGCAGGGCGACTTGTACGAGTACATGCTGGGCAAACTGGCTACCGCTGGGCAGAACGGCCAGTTTCGCACTCCCAAGCACATCCGGGAAATGATGGTGGAGTTGTTGCAACCCACCCCGAACGACACCATCTGCGAAATTAAGACGCAAAATTTAATACAAAGCACAGCGGCCTGACCAAAGGGGTGTCGCAGGGGTCAAAGGGGTGTCGGTCGGTTAGGGGTGTCGGTTTTCAGGAACCGGCGCTGTTTTTATATTGACACCCACCGTATAATGGAGGTGCAAGAATGCCCACGATTTCCAAAAAGCAATACGACGACTACAGGCAGCTCTGCAAGGAGCGGGACGAGGGGCGAATCCTTACCCCGGATGGGCTGCGCTTCATCTGCGAGGCAAACAACTATGACCCAGAGGCCATCGGCAAGCACGTGCTTGAGGCGCTGGGGCGGTTTCAGGCTGAAAGCCATAATTTATAGCAGCGAAAAATGCAACTTCAAGTTGCGCAAAAGCAAGCTGTGGTTGGTGGGCAAATCCGCCACGGAGATATACAATAGCTGCGTCAGGAGGTGATAGACATGAGCCTTGGAAACAACATCGCCATCAAACGAAGAGAGAACGGCATGACCCAGGAAGACCTCGCCGACCGTCTTAAAGTTTCGCGGCAGGCCGTATCGGACTGGGAGAGGGACATCAAAAAGCCAGAAATGCAGAACATGATTGACCTCGCCAAGCTGCTTGGCGCGTCGATAGACTGGCTCTGTGCTGATGAACTTGGCGCTCCCGATGCATCGCAAGAGGAACGGCCAGTTGAAGGCAAAGAACCGATGGAGAGCAAACCGGATGGAAAAGTTTTGAAGATTGCTCCCGCCCTGCTGGAGTTTGCAAAACGGGTTGATGAAATCACCGCTGACATGTATATCTCTGAAGATAAGGAGGACGGACAATGAACGAGAATCAAGCCCCTGCGGTTCTTAGCGACGAAGTGAAAATCGAAATCATTCACTCGATTAAGGATGTGCTTATCCGCCTGATTGAGACGCTTTTCCCTCGTGACACCCATTCTGACGATGAATAACACAAAGCTCCCTGCTACCGGAGAAATCTTCCAGCGGCAGGGAGCCGTTTTATGTTCTGGGGTCAGGCTTTGACTTCCTGCCCGTTTTTGAAGGTGAAGCGGATATCGTCGGCAGCGTAGACGGTGCCGTAGTCTACCAGCCCGTGCCAGCTTTCCAGCGTGAACTCCGTGAGCTCGTCCGGCATCGCTGCAAAGGCTTTCAGGAAATCCTCGATGCTGCCGCGCTGGGTCTGCTTCTGGTGGATTTCTTCCGTGACCGCGTCCAGTCGGGCCTTGGCCTTCTCGAACCGCTCGGTCAGACCGTCGTAGCGTTTCTGGTACTCTGTCTGGTCGAGAGCGATGTGAGCGTTTTCGTAAATGCACCGCTGTACCAATTCGGAGACCAGCTGCGTTTCCTGCCGGAGTTCTTCCTGCTCCTTTTCCAAGTCGGTGGTGTCGAACAGCAAGGCCATCATCTCCCGGCCATCCGCGATGACCGCATCCTTGGTGGCCAGCAGCTTGTTTGCCGCCGACAGGAATGCCTGCTGGATGAGGTCATCGGTCAGGTGCGGAGTGCTGCAGTGCTGGTCGCCGTCGAACTTATGATTGCACTGCCAGACGACCTTCCGGTACTTGCTGTTGGAGTGCCAGACCTTGGAGCCGTACCAGCTCCCGCACTGGCCGCACCGGATTTTGCTGGAGAAAGCGTGGACGCCGCTGTGGTACTTCCGGCCTCTGCCGCGCTTCTCCATCTCCCGCTGCACCATCTCGAAGGTGTCCGGGTCGATGATGGCCTCGTGATTGTTCTCCACATAGTATTGCGGGATTTCGCCCTCGTTGACCTTCTTTTTCTTAGTCAGGTAATCGACGGTGTAGGTCTTTTGCAGGAGGGCGCAGCCCTTGTACTTTTCGTTGGAGAGGATGCTCTTGACCGCCGAGGTGTTCCATTTGGACTTGTCGCCCGGTGACAAGATGCCATCTGCCGTGAGCTGCTGGGCGATGCCGTTATAGGTCATCCCCTGAAGGAACATGGCGTAGATGCGCCGGACGATAGCGGCTTGCTCCGCATTGACCACCAGATTGCCGTCCGGCCCACGGTCGTAGCCGAGGAACCGATTGAAGGGCACTGTGACCTTGCCGTCTGCAAAGCGCTTCCGCTGGCCCCAGGTGCAGTTCTCAGAAATGCTCCGGCTCTCCTCCTGCGCCAGCGAGGACATGATGGTCAGGAGCAACTCGCCCTTGCCGTCGAACGTCCAGATGTTCTCCTTCTCGAAATAGCACTCGATGCCGCTTTCCTTGAGCTGGCGGATGGTGGTCAGGCTGTCCACGGTGTTCCGGGCAAACCGGCTGACGCTTTTGGTCACGATGAGGTCTATCTTTCCGGCCAGCGCATCGGTGACCATCCGCTTGAAGCCCTCGCGGTGCTTGGTGCTGGTGCCGGTGATGCCTGCGTCCGTATAGACATCGACGAACTCCCAATCGTCCCGGCTCTTGATGTAATTCGTATAGTAATCGATTTGGGCCTCATAGCTGGTGAACTGGTCATCGTGGTCAGTGGAGACACGAGCGTAACCGGCGACCCGGCGCTTTTTCTGTTCTGTGATGGGCGTGGCTGTAAAGCGAGTCAGCGTGGCCGGGATGGTGGTTATCTTCTTAGTCGTTCTTGGCATGGCGTTCCCTCCATTTCTCTTTCATGACCTCGCTCATGTGCTTTTTCCGCTCTTCGGTCTGGCGCGGCATCTGGCGTTTCTGAACGAAGGTTCTGGAAATCTCATGCCCATCCCGGAAGTGGAAGACAATCTCGTTATCTGCAGGCACCGTCGCGTAGGCCAGCTGCTGATTGAAAAGCTCCTCGTCGAACTCCGGCAGGCCCAGTACATCCGCGATGAGTTCTCTGAGGATGTCCTCCCGGATTCCGACCTTGGAGCAGCCGACCGAAGTCGGTGCCGAACAATACCAAGAGCGAACCACCGTGCCGTCCACGCGCCTGTGGGTCTGGCAGCGATAATTCGCTCCGCAGCGTCCGCATTTGATAAAATGTGTGAAGGTGTGGTAGCATTTCCATCCAGTGTCCCGGTCGCGCCGGTACTCGCTTGCCGCCTGACGGAGCTCCGGAGTCCAACTTTCCTTTCTGGCGTTCCGGTACCAGTGATGCTCAAGGGACGTCCCATCGGTGAACTCGAAGAGCATCGTACCGGTGACCGGAATCGTAATCTTGGCCACCCGCTCTGAAAAGACATCCTCATCAAATTCCGGCAGGCCGAGCACCTTGGCACATTCCTCTTTCAGAACAGTCTCCCGGATGGTGCCGCATTTGCAGTGTCCGCCCTTCTTGTTGCTGCCGCAGCCGTAGAAGGTGTAGCGTTCACCCAGCTGGCTTATCTTCGCCCTGTTCTTCCGCGTGTTGCGGACAAAGCTGGCACCGCAAAGGCCACACTTGATTTTCGAGGTGAAGCAGCTGGTGTTGATGCTCCAGTTGGCCAGCGCACCGAGCTCCCGCCGTCTTGCAATCTCGGCCTGCACCGCCTGGTACGTCTCCATCGGGATGATGGCCTCGTGGGTGTCCTCCACCCAATACTGCGGCAGCTCTCCGTGATTCTTGCGGGTCTTCTTGCTGATGGGGTCGAGCGTGTACTCTTTCTGGAAGAGCAGGTTCCCGGTGTAGGTGATGTTCTTGAGGATGGCTCGGATGGAACTGTTGGGGAAATGCGTCCCTGTGTAAGACTTTACACCCATCTCCTCCAACTGTTTTTCCGTTGCCTCAGCGGAGAGGCCCTTCAGGAAATTATCGTAGATGAGCCGGACGATTTTGGCCTCCTCCGGCTCGACGACCAGATGGTCGTCCTCCCAGCGGTAGCCGTAAATCGAGAAGCGTCCGTTGGGGATGCCCTTCTCGAAACGCTTTCGGGTGCCCCATTTCACGTTCTCCGAGAGGCTCCGGACTTCCTCCTGTGCGAAGGAAGCCAGCAGGGTCAGCATGACCTCGCCGTCACCGCTGAGGGAATTGATGCGTTCCTTCTCGAACCGAACCTCGATGCCCAGTTCCTTCAGGTGCCGGACGGTCTCCAGCAGGTCAACAGTGTTTCTGGCAAAGCGGGAGATGCTCTTGGTGAGGATGATGTCTATCTTCCCGGCCTCGCAGTCGTTGAGCATCCGCTGGAACTCCTCTCGGCCGGACGCCTTGGTGCCGGTCACCGCATTGTCCGCATAGACGCCTGCGTACTCCCATTCGGGATTGCTCTGAATCAGATTGCTATAATAGCTGACCTGTGCTGACAGGGAGTGGTTGAGCCGTTCACTCTCCACCGAGACTCTGGCATAACCGGCGACCTTCTTGCGGGTCGGGAGCGATGGAGAAATTGGCTCGATTTTGCTTACTTTTCGCATGAAATCAGCTCCTTTCCGGTACTATACATCGCTCTGAAAGGCCAGGATTGCAAGTAGAATCTGAGAATAACGTACCCAATAATGGCCGGTATTTTTCCAGCATCTTTGTATCAATTATGGCGTATTGTTCCTCGGTGATGAGACCGTTCTTTAGCATCGTTCGGAACATGTTCATGCTGGCCTGATACCGCTTCTCCCGGTCGAACTGCTCATCAGTCATGGGCGTCACCGCCTTTGAACCGCGCCTGGATATAGCAGGTGTGGCAGCAGTATTTACGATGGGAATTTCCATAGGCCCGGAAGGTCTTCCCGCAGCAGGCGCAGGTGTAATCATAGAACGCCTTTTTCCCCACAGCGTCCGGGTGAGCATTCCACCAGCTGACGCGGCAGGCTGACGAGCAGAACTTGACCGGCTTCCTGCCAGCAATCTGCACCAGCGTCTTTCCGCAGTTTCGGCAGCAGTTCGAGTCAGGAACATCGGTCGCGCCCACAGCGGCCTTGGTGCCGGTGAGCCCGTTCCTGCGGCAGTAGGCAGAGACCTGATTCTTCGTCAGGCCGAGCGCACCAGCGATATTGGCATATCCATACCCGGACTGGCGGAGCTCCGCGATTTGATTTTTCTGTTCATTTGTCATAGCGACCTCCAATCCGAAGGCTTATCCTTCAGTTCCCACTGAAGGTGGGAGGCCGTTTTGAGCGAGCTTTTTGTATCAAAAATAGAAAAATGGGCCTACAGGATTTCTCCCATAGGCCCAGAATGAGGTCATGCGATTATAGCCGCTTGGCGTAGTCCAACGCAATCCAGCCAGCGCCGGACTTGAGCTTGCCCCAGCCAGCGTCGGAGCCCTGCCCGGACTGCACAGCAGTGATGGTGAAGACTCCGGCTCCGATAAACCGACCGGTCGCTGCATAGTTGGTGCCGGGGCCGCAGCGGATGTTCAGGTCAGGCACGGAGACCCGCACCTTGAAAGTGTCGTCGCCGTTCACGACAGCAGCACCATTCCCAGAAGTGTAGACCGCCTTCCCGTCAGAATCGAACACGGAGTAGCCCGGATTCTTGTCGGCGCAGGCTTTGGCATTTGCGAGGACTCTATACGCGCCTTTCTGGGACTTGGAATCCGACCACGTCTTGCGGACACGGTAGAGCTGCTTCTGCTCAGAGGGCGTACCACCGAGAGCTGCTGTGACCTTCGAGGCAAGGTCGCCCATACGGGCATACATCCAGTTACCGGGGCAGCTTTTGTTGGCAAACCACCGATGGACGGTCAGAACCATCTCATTGCTCTTCGGACTGTAGTTCAGCGTTGCGGTTTTGTCCCCAAGCCAAATCAGCTTTGTCTTGCCGTTGCGCCTACAGATGTCGGTGCAAAGCTCGATGAGCCGCTGGTACACCACATCCTTGAACGCATACGGCTCGGTGGTGTCGCTGGCGCACTCAATGGTGACGGCTCTCTGGTCATTGGCACCAGAAGAGGAACACCAAGAGCGGTTCTTCTCTTCCACATACATACCGACCCTGCCGTCCACACCGATGCCATAGTTGCTGCTTGCCTGCCGGGATGCGGGCAGAAAGATGTTGCCCAGTGTTTCCACCGAGCACTGACCCACCACGCAATGGGGCGTGATGCGGTCAATGCTGTGGGTGCGCTGTCCGGAGTGGTTGGGACTGAGTTTGGTGTAGGACACCAGAGGGCTGTTGGTATAAGCCATGTTATTCATCCTCCTTTTCCGCACGGTCATGAAGCTGCTCCAACACGGATTTCAGCTTCTGCGGAATGGGCAGCCCAAGATAAGCGGCGTTCTCCAACAGGGACACACCCTCATTCGACAGGTAGAAGAAAATGACGGCGGTACGCATCACCGAGCCGCTGCCGATGACACGGGTGTCAAGAATATGTCCGATGCCGACCAGAGCAAAGATGAGCACCTTTTTGAAAATGCCCTTGAAGCCCACGGCGCTGGACAGCTTCTTATCCACCACGGCACACATGATGCCGGTCACATAGTCGATGACTGCGAATGCCAGAAGCGCGTAAAGCAAGCCGTCACATCCTCCCAAGAACCAGCCCAGCCAGCCGCCGATACCGGCGAATACCACCTGAATGGTCGTCCAGAATTCTTTCATGTTGTTTGTCCTCCTTTGAAAGTTGAATTTGTGTATGAAAAAAGGCACTCCGCAGAGCGCCTTGATTCCAAAAAAAATTCTTTATGTTACCGTGGTCAGCGACACCGTGTGCCACGAGGACCACGTGCCGCCGTAGTTTCCTCGGATGTACATCCTTGAGCCGTCATAGACGGTGTACCGCTGCTGAATGAAGTAGCTTTTTGGCAGAAAGACCTCCAGCATACCGATTGTGGTGGTCGGAAAGTGCTTTGCCGTGGAAGCAGAATACGCAAAATAGTAGCCGGGTGTCTTTTCATTGTTGAGGTCGGTGGTCGAGCCATCCACTCTACCCATTTTGCCGTGGACATTGACGCCATTCATGTGAATATTGCCGTCCACATCCAGCGTGGCCTGCGGGTTCGGTGTGTTGATGCCGACTTTCTTTTTACGAAGCGCAATGAGCGGAGTCCCTTGCGGAACAGTAAAATACAGATCCAGACTACTCAAAGAATAGAGCTTGTCTTGGATCTGTAAGTGGAAGTCGTAGGAACTGTTGGCATCCAAATTGCAAAGTTCCAGATTGGC